CTTGAATTTTAGGTACGAAGAAGAACAATTTACCGATTGGTAAGTTCATAGCTTGTACAGATACGATTTCATTCGCTAATAATTTTGAGAATACTCTTCTTACGATAGGGAATACAACAGTTTCGAATGAACCTGATGAACCATCTGAAGTAGCTTCGTTAATCAAGAAAGACGCTTGGTTCTCATATAATTGAGCTACGTTTTCTCTTAAGTGACCTTTAAGGCCTTCTAGGAATCCTAATTTATCCCATTTGTTGATTGTGTCTTCTTTAATAACTTTCAAGTGTTTTAACCCGATGTTACCAACTAGACCTGATTCTAATAATGCTCCCATTTTTTTGGTTTTTATTAATTTTAATTTATTTTTATTTTATTTTTGACATTAAGTCTTTCATTCTCAAGAACTGTGGATTCTCATATGTTTTAGATTCAATTAAGTTAACTGCTCCCGTAGACGGTGATTTAGCAATTGTTCTTTCGATTGACTCGTTCATATTTTGAACTTTAGAGTTACCTGACAATTCGTTTTTAACGACTTGATATAAACTTTTAGATTCTTTAATAGTTTCAACACCATCAAATCTTCTTAAAATGTTAATTTTTTCTTGTTTTGATGTTGAATGTTCAGTGAACAAACGTGTAGCGTAAGCCAAGTTTGAGTTGAAAATTGCAACCTCATTTAATTTATTTCTAAAAATATTAAGTGCTTTTCTGTACTCCTCATTTTTTTCTCTAAGAACTTTTAGTTCAGAGTTAGAAGTATTTTCTTTAATCGCGGTATTAAAGCTTGAATGAGCTCTTGGTTTTGGTAAACCACCTTTTCTAAAGTTAGACCCTGCACCTAAAGTACGTGAAGCCTCTTTTGTCTCTTCTTTTTTACCTTCAACTTTTTTAGCCATTGGTTTCATAGTTGACGATTCTTTTGTTTCAGTTTTTTTAACCATTGAGTTTTTACCCAATTTACTTCCTGAGTTTTCACCTTCTTTGTATTCAAATTTAGGTTTACCTGTTCCCATAGTTTTGTCACCTTGTTTCATTTTTGTTTTGAATCCGGTACCTTGGTTAGGTTTTGCATCGTATTTGAATTTTGGACTTCCCATTCCAACACCTTTAGGTTTGATAGACATTTTTTTAGATTCCATAACAGGGTCCATATAATCTTCTTCCATATCGTAAGAATCATCTTCATCCATATCAATGTATTCAGAATCATCTTCATCCATTTCGATTTCATAAACGATTTCGTCCATTTCATCTTCTTCTAAGTCTTCAGATTCGTCATCAGTACCGAACATTCTTTCAACGATAGATTCGATAGATTCTTCATCCATTTCTTCTTCGTCCATTTCGTCCCAAGACTCTTCCATATCAAACATTCCAATGTCTTCACCTTCTTCACCTTCACCAACAATCATATACTCTTTTCCAGTTTCTTCATCTTTAAGGTGAGTGTTTCCTTTGTCGTCTTTAGTAACAACAATGTTATCATCCGGTCCCATAAGTTGAAATACTCTTAGTACTTCTTCATCGTCAGCATCAGTTAAGTCGATAGTATCTTCTTCGTCATCCATATCTTCTTCGTCATCGAAGTCCATATCAATTTCTTCGTCGTCACCATCTTCTTCTGTGTCGTCCATATCATCAGTATCCATTTCATCCTCTTCTTCGTCTGAATCATCACCCATATCAATATCGGCAATATCATCAGAACCCATAGGTTCATCCATTTCAACGTCATCGGTTTCAATCTCATCATCTTGTTCAGATAAAGATTCTTTTACTAGGTCTTTGATTTCTTGTTTCATTGTAGAAGCAAGTATTCCTTTTGCGTTCTCAGCTACCGCTTCTTCCAAATTTTTCATTTGGATGATAGCCTCTTCAACTAAAGATTTTTCTTTTGCCATTGTTTTTATATTGTTTTTAATATATAAATATCTCCCAATATGAAAAAAGTTTAAATTAAACTCAATTCACATAGGGGTTTTTATACATTCATAAATATCACCATAAAATAAAAAGCATAAAAAAAGAGGACATATAGTCCTCTTTTGTTTAATAATTAAAATTTAATTACTCAATTACTTCGTCGATTTTACTCTCAACAATTGCTGTGATTCTCCACTCCATTGTGTAATGTTCAAAAACTTTAGTAACTTTCGCCTCAACGTCAGTAGGGTTATAACCACTTACTAATTTTTCTTCTCTCATTTTTTTAATCTTTCCTGACGCCTCATCAACTGAGTCTAAGGTAACTTTTGCGATAAAATACTTTTCTTCCATTTTTTGTTATTAATTTAGTATCCCAAATAATCGTTTAATTTTTTCATTAAGTCAAGCGATTTGTTTCCGGAATCTCCAACGTGTCTTTCAACACTCATTTTTTTCTCTTCTTCTAAGTTCTCATCATATAGATGTTTGTCGTCTTTATTTAAGAATAGGTACGCTCCCGGAGTTGAAGGTGACGATACTAAATCAAAACAAATTAATTCAAAATCATCCTGTACTTCATTTTGTTCCCCAATTTTTTTAAGTGACCCTACACCTCTTGAGGATATTCCTAACGTAACTCCTTGTCTAAGATAGTTTGCTGCTAAATCCCCTTTAGTTGAACAGATTCCACTTTCGTGAAATCCCGGAGATGTAAGTAATTTTATTTTACCCATCAATACATTTCCTTCCCACCATACTTCGGTGATTGCGTGAGACACTCTATCTAAATCGATTAGAGATGATTCCGGGTGATTTAACTCGGATAGGGCGGTACCCTTTTTAATCATTTTTTTATAGTTCTCGGCCTCTCTTTTTAATATACGTTCAGGGTATGTTCTACCATTTCTATTTGGGGTATTATATTTTTGTAATACAGCATAAAATTCAAATGGTTTAGAGTGGTCTAACATTTCGTTAGATTCTCTAATTAAAGTTTCATTACGAGTATCATTTGGGTTAACATACCCTGCATCGTACTCAACTAATATACCTTTTCCTGATTCGCTTGGTTGTAATATTCTTAAATTCATTTTGAATGTTTTATTTATAAATATTAAACATTCTCGGTTTGTAACGATTCTTCTTCTATTTTGCTCTTTTTAGTTAAATAAAAATTAAAATATTCATTTTTTGTAAAATTGGTTTTAAAAATTTGTTTTGTAATTTCTTGTAGTGCGTTTTTTAGTTCTGTACCTTTGATATCTAAACCTTCTTCTTGTAGGTAGAAATTTATTTCAAGATTCATAAAGGATTTTTTTCCTATATTAAGACCACTTGAACGTAAATCTAAATCGACAATAAATTTATCTGTGAAGATTTTTTTATCAATTGTTTTGTAAATTGAATGTTTGACACCTCGACTTAGGTTTAGGACGACTCTTGTCCAATTTTCGGATTCTTCTATTGGTTCCACCCACGTTTGGATGTTTAAGTATAGAGATTTGAGGTTTATGGAATCGACTGTTCCGTAGATAACTTTAGCGGTTTTAAAACCGTGAAGTTGAGAGGTTTTCCCCTTTTTCATTAATTTTCATATTATTCCCGTTTATTTTTTAAAATAATAGGGGTTTTTATGTGTAATGTCAAAACTTTTTTGTAGGAGGAAGATATATGTTATATATGATAATAGTAAAATTAAATAACAACATTACGATTGAGAAGGCCTTAAAACTTTATAAAAGTAAAGTTATTAAGACACGTCAAAGTGGGGAACTTTTTAAAAGAAAGGAATTTGTTAAAAAATCTGTTATTAAAAGAGCTGAACTTTCTAAGGCTAAGTATGTCCAAAAAAAGTTCAAGTCCGATAATGATTAAAGATTCTCTTTAAGATTCTTAAGTTTGAAATACGTAAGTTTATCGTATTTTTCAGAAATTACTTTTGATATAGTTTCATCTATTCTTGTTTGCATTGAATTATCAGTGCTAGCATTTTTCATTTCTGTTAGTTTTGTAACCACACCATCTTTAAGTGTGTTATATTTTTCATTCAATGTTGAATCATCTTCTGACAATAAAGAGATTAATTCTTTTTTATCTGATTCGTTTAATCCATCAATGTAACTTTTAATAGTTTTGTTTGCAACACTTACCATAGTTGATAATGGTAGGTCAATACCTTCAGTGGTTGTTATTGGTAATTTTTTAAGAGATTCTGCAATAACCTTTCTACTTTTGATTTTTGATTCAATAGTTAAAACATCGCTAGAGAATAATGTGTCAATATCTGTATAACTACTTTCCACATTTTTATTTCCAACCCAAGCAACGATTTGATTAATCTCTGATTGTTTTATTTTGTTTACGGTATTCTCGTAAATTTTAATACATTCATTGATGTAATCATTACAATAAGATTCACTTAAAGATTTTGGTGAACTTAGTTCATCGTATAAATAAAACAACTTGCTTATATTTTTATTTTCTATAACAAGTTTCTTAAATGTTTTTAATTCGTTTTTGAATGTGTCGTTAGCATATGATTCTAACAATACATTTTCTATCTTTGTTTTTAATAAACCAAAATTTTTCATATCTAATTTTTATTATAAATATCTAATCTTTTAGAAGTTTACCTAATTGTACTTCAATATCTCCTAAAGAATTTTTTCCTTTTGATAAATCAATGTAAGAATCGTCTTCAGTTAAGGAACCTTGTTCTACTAATATTTTTAAATTATCCCGTTTAATTGACTCAGGTGCTAATTCAGGTGCTCCTCCCGGTTCGGGTGCTGCTGCAGCTTCAGGGGCTCCACCTTCAGGTGCTCCTCCTTCAGGTGCTCCTCCCGGTTCAGGTCCACCTAAGTCTTCCATTCCGCCTCCTCCTCCAAATCCTCCACCTCCTGGTGGCGGTGGTGATGCTGGAGCTGCTCCACCTGCGGTTGCTCCGGAAACTTTATTTCCATATAATTTATCAATATTATCAAATAAACCTGTATGAGTAATCATTGTTGCTGTGTTTGTTAACTCAGCACCTACGGCCATCTCAATTCTTTGTTGTTGTAAATCAAGTTTGATTTCTTCATCAGAGAATCCTAAAATATGTTTCTTAGCCCACGATACTGATACCGGTGCTATACCTGCTATTGCGGCAACGGCTTGTTGGTACAATGCAATTTTTTCTTTCCAAAGGTCGACTTTTAATAAGTCTGCTTGTGAAGATGGGTTAGTTAACGCTAATGAAAAGTTTGACAATTCATCTTCAAACCCTAATAAGAATAAATGTATGATTGCGATTTTATTTAATTCTGCAACCATAGATTTTTGAATCTTGTTGATTGTTCTTGCAAAACGAATATCCATTAAAGATAAATCTTTTCCACCACCAACAGCGTCCTCAAAACCTAAGAAGGCCTTTGGTACTCTAAGAGCGGTTAATAATTTCTTTTGGATATATTCGATGTCAGCAATCTCTGATAAGTTTGTTGCTCCCGGTAATGTTTCTATTGGAGATGCTTGTGCGGCATCACGAACAGGGATAAAGTAATCTTGGTCAACAGCCATTTGGTTGAATCTCATATCCACGTTTCCGGTTTTAGCATCAACTACTTGGTCTCTTTTAAATTTGTTTGCAACACGTTGTACATAAGCCTCAACATCTTTATCATCCATATTTCCAACGAATACTTTAAATACACGTCTTTCAGGGGCTCTTGCCGTTCTGTAGATTAACATCGCGTCTTCAGATAATAATAATTGTTTCCAAATACGTCTCGCTTTCTCCAACATAGAAGTACCATAAGGAA